AGAAATACAAACTGAAAAGGATCAAAGAGCAAAAGATGAGCAAAAAAGATTAGATGATGAAAATCAAAAAATAGAAGATGCTAATCAGAAAAAGCTAGATCAACAAAAAACATTTGATGAAAAACTTATAGAATTAAATAATGCAACAGAATTATTACTAATAAGTAATGAAAAAGAAAAACAAGATAGGTTGTTAGAAATTCAGTTAGAAAGTCAAAAAAGTAGTATAGATGCTTTAGATATTTCAGAAGAACAAAAAATAGCTTTAAAGACTGCAGCAGATGAAAAATATAATGCTCAAAAACTTGCTAATGAAGAAAAACTAGCTGATGATACTCTTAAAATACAAGAAAAAGTAGAAGAAGCAAAAAAAGGTTTAATTGCACAAGGATTTGCAGTTGCAGGAGAATTAGCAGGAGAAAATGCTGCATTGTCAAAAGGAGTTGCAGTAGCACAAACAGTTTATAGTACACAACAAGCAATAATGGCGGCATTAGCAGCGACATCAGTAGGAGATAAACTACTTCCATATCCTTTAAGATTAGCAAATGCGATTGGGGCAGGAGTTATGGGTGCTGCAGCTATAAAAAACATATTATCTACAAATCCTAATGGTACAGGTGGTACAGGATCAATGGGTATAAGTGGTGGTACTACAGGAACTCCTGCACCTGAAATGCTTAGTGGTAAGTTTGAATTAGGTGGTATGCAAGAACAACAACCTGTTCAAGCTTATGTAGTTACAGACAACTTAACAGATAATCAGAATAAACTTGCTTATATAAGAAGGAGAGCAACAATATAAAAATCAAATATTAATTAAAAAAATCTATTATATATTATGCCTTGTAAAAAATGTGGAAAAAAATGGAAGTGGGGGGAAAATGGAGAGTGTAAATACGATTCTAAAGAAGCTTGTGAAAAAGCGAACCCTAAACACTATGAAAGTCTTAAAAATACTAAGATAGTTGAATTAGTAATTAGTGATGATAGTGAAGAACTAACTATTGATGCTATTAGTCTAGTAACAAGTCCTGCAATCGAGCAAGACTTTGTATTCTTTGGTAAAGAAAAAAATAACTTAACTTTTGCTAAGATAGATGAAGAAAAAAGAATGTTAGTTAGTCCTGCATTAATTCCTAACAAACAGATATTTAGATATGATCCTAATACTGATTCTGATTACTATGTCTATTTTTCTAAGGACACAGTAAAACAAGCCGCTGAACTTTATTTAAAACACAATAACCATCATAAAGCAACTTATCAGCACGAGGAAAGAGTATCAGGTGTTTTAACTATAGAATCTTGGATTAAAGAAGGAGATATGGATAAGTCAAAAATGTATGGTTATGACTTACCTAACGGAACTTGGTTTGTTAAGATGAAGATAGAGAATGATGAAATGTGGAATAAGATTAAAGAAGGCGAATTACGTGGTTTAAGTATCGAAGGATATTTTATTGATAAGATGGAGAAGATGTCTGAAACAGTAAAACCAACTAATGAGGAGATTTTATCAGCACTTAATGAAATCATACAAGACATCAAAAATCAAACAAACGATAAATAATTCTATTATATTAAAAAAAGAACTCACAATGGATTTAAAAAAACAAATATTAGTAGCACTTGGTCTTGATAAGCAAGATGAGGTAGCTTTAGAATATCAAGCAAAGTTAGAGGACGGTACTTTAATAGTATCTACTTCTACAAATTTAGAAGCAGGTGTGGACATATCTGTTTTAACTGAAGATGGCAGCACAATGCTATTGCCGATTGGCGAATACAAGACCGAAGAAGGTCAAAGATTCAAAGTAGAAAAGGAAGGTGTTGTGGCTGAACTTTATGAAGATGAAGTTGAAAAGGAAACAGAAGGAGAACCTGTTAATGAGGAAATGGGTAATGATAAAGAAGAAGATGAGTATGAAGATGATGGTAAAGAAGCTGATGTAGAAGATTGGGCAGGTATGGAAAAACGTATCAAAAACCTTGAAGATGCAGTAGCTGATTTAAAGAAAGACAAAGTAGGAAATGATGAAACTGAAGAATCAGATGTAGAAATGGAATCTGAAACTACAGAAGAACCAACTCCTAAAAAAGTAAAAACTACAGAGGAGATAGAATTTGAATATCAAGCTAAAATTGAAGAATTAAAATCTAAGGTTGTTGAGTTATCTAACCAACCTGCTGATACTCCTGTAGATACTAATAAGTTTAGCACAGACAAAAAAGATTTTACTCCTGATCTTAGAAAAATGACAAAGAGAGAGAGAATCTTATATAATTTAACTAATAATTAATTTAAAATAAAAAAAAATGGCGTTTACAGTAACATCAAATTATGCAGGTAAGGCGGCGGGATTTTATATCAGCGCAGCACTAAAAGAAGCAACTTCTTTAGACCACTTAACTGTATTACAAAATATAAAATTTAAAGAAAACTTACAGAAGGTAGCAGGTTCATCTCTAGTAAGGAACGCAGATTGTAATTTTACAAATCACGGAACTCTTGCATTGACCGAATCAATTTTAGAACCAAAGAACCTACAAATTAATATGGAAACTTGCAAGGACACACTTTTATCTTCTTGGGAAGCGGACACAATGAGAGCAGGTGCAATGAATAACAATTCTCCAAAATTTGAGGACTATGTTATTTCATACTTCACACAACATATTGCTGATGCAGTTGAATCTTCAGTATGGAGTGGTGCTGCTGCAACTAACGGACAGTTTGAAGGCTTTTTAACTGCTGCTACAGGTGCTTTTGCAGTAAATGGTAACACAGTACCTACAACTAATGTTGGTGGTGCAGGTGTAGCTTATACTGCTTCTAACATTATAGAGAACTTACAAACTATTGCTGCTGCAATTCCTTCTACAGTTTATGGTAGAGAAGATCTAAGAATCTATATGAATTGGAAAACTTACAGATTATATGTTTCAGCGATTTCAGCTTTAGGATATGTAAATATGTATTCAATGAACAACGACTATGAAGCTACTTTTGAAGGTATTAAGTTGTCAGTTGTTTATGGTATGCCAGATGACCAATTAGTTGCTGCACAAACATCTAACTTATTCTTCGGTACTGACCTTGTTTCTGATACGACACAAGTAAAAATGCTCGATATGAGTCCTCTCGATGGAAGTGAGAACTTGAGATTTGTCGCTAAGTATTCAGGTGGGGTACAAGTTGGTATCGGTGCTGAAGTAGTTTGGCAAGACTAATAACTAATTATATGGAGAGAGGGTTTTTCCCTCTTTCCTTAACTTTTAAAACAAAAATAAATGGCTTGTGATTTAACTAAAGGGAGAGGAATCCCTTGTAGAAACCTTATAGGAGGTGTAAAGTATATTTATTTTGCTCAATTTGACCAAGTTGGTGCTATAACAACAACTGCATCTGAAATAACTGATGTAGATATGGGTGCTAACAATATATATAGATATTCAATTAGAAGGGGTAATGCTTCAATTACAGAAACTATTACAGGTTCTACGGAGAATGGTACTGTAGTTTATGCGCCTACTTTAAATCTAAAGCTAACAGGGTTAAGTAAAGAAGATCAAAATGAATTAAAATTAATTGCACAAAGTAGAGTTGTTGCTTTTGTTCAATTAAATCAAGTATTAACTAATGACCACAATGTAATTATGTGTTTAGGTGCAACTAATGGTTTAGACCTTAATACAGGATCTAATGTCAGCGGCGCTGCATTCTCAGATTTAAATGGTTACGAATGGACATTCGAAGGACAAGAATTTGCACCAATGCAAACAGTATTAGATTATACTGCAACACCGTTTGACAATTTAGATAGTGGTGGTCAAATACCTATTGTAACTTCTTAATCAGATATTACATATAAAATTAAAGGAACTACTTCGGTAGTTCTTTTTTTTTCCAAACAAATCTGTCTTTTTTCTATTATATAGTATGATACACGGACAATATGGTCAAGCTTATAGATTTTACACTACAACTGAGGAGAAAAGAATAGATAAAGCAGTACCTAGTTCACAGATAAGGTTTTTATATAAGTTTACTAATGGTATGGATAGAAATGTGGTTTATGCTTATGGGCAAAATCAAATAGTAAACAACAGATACACAAGAGTTGATATGACACCAAATACAACAGAAGATGTATTTACAGGAAATATTGACTTTATGCCTAATGGCTATTGGGAGTATGAGATCTATGAAGTAAGTTGGCAAGATGCAGGAACACCTAGTTT